ATGACACTAACTTTCGATCCGGGGTCGGAACAGGCGGAGGGGCCGTTTCTGCCCCAGACCGCATTGGAAACCATCGACATCGCCAGCGGCGTCTTTCGGGATGCCGCTGAGGACATGGAACGACTGCGGCGCAAGCTGCGGGCCGGCGATATGGGCGAGCTGAAGGACGCGGCCGCCATGGCGCGCAGCCTGCGCAATGCGACGCAGCAGATGCTCGAGGAAAGGAACAAGGTTGACAAGCTTCGCAAGGAAATTGCCGGGAGCGTCGGGGACGGCTGTTTCGACCTCGACGCGGCCAGAGATGAAATCGGGCGCCGCCTGGCTTGCCTCCGCCGCGCCGGAGGAGGTTGACGAATTCCTGTCAGGTCTCAGCGACAATGCGCTGGCGAGCCTGCCGTGGATATTCGAGTTCTGGGCGCTGCCGCACCAGTTGCCGCCCCGCGGCGACTGGAAAAGTTGGGTCATCATGGGCGGGCGCGGTGCGGGGAAGACCCGCGCCGGGTCGGAATGGGTGCGCCGCAAGGTCGAGGGTGCGACGCCGGAGGCACCGGGGGAATGTTCCCGTGTGGCGCTGATCGGCGAGACCTTCGACCAGACCCGCGAGGTGATGGTCTTTGGCGATAGCGGGATCCTGGCCTGTTCGCCACCCGATCGCCGCCCGCAATGGGAGGCGTCGCGCCGGCGGTTGGTCTGGCCCAACGGGGCGACGGCCACGGTATATTCGGCCCATGAACCCGAGGCGCTGCGCGGGCCGCAATTCGACGCGGCATGGGTGGACGAACTGGCGAAGTGGAAGAAGGCGGAAGACACTTGGGACATGCTGCAATTCGCGCTGCGGCTGGGCAGTCATCCCCAGCAGGTGGTGACGACAACGCCGCGCAATGTCGAGGTGCTGAAGCGGATCCTGCAAAGCGCCTCGACCGTGACGACGCATGCGCCGACGGATGCGAACCGCGCCTATCTGGCGGAAAGCTTCCTGGCCGAGGTCGAGACCCGCTACGGCGGAACCCGAATGGGTCGGCAGGAGCTGGAGGGCGTGCTGCTGGATGATGTCGAGGGCGCGTTGTGGAGCACGGCCATGGTCGAGGCGGCCCGTGTCGACCGCATGCCGCAGCTGGACCGGGTGGTGGTGGCCGTCGATCCGGCAGTGACCGGAGGCGCGGCCTCGGACGAATGCGGGATCGTGGTTGCGGGTGTGGTTGCCCAGGGCGCGCCGAAGGATTGGCGCGCCTATGTGCTGGAAGATGCCAGCGTCCGGGGCGGCCCGACCGAATGGGCGCGGGCGGCGATCGCGGCGATGGACCGGCACAAGGCCGAGCGGTTGGTCGCAGAGGTCAATCAGGGCGGCGACCTGATCGAAAGTGTCGTGCGCCAGATCGACCCGCTGGTCCCGTTCCGGGGTTTGCGCGCGGCGCGCGGCAAGGCAATCCGGGCAGAGCCGGTGGCGGCGCTGTATGAACAGGGCCGCGTCAAGCATCTGCGTGGGCCTTCGCTGGGGGCGCTGGAAGATCAGATGTGCCGCATGACCTTGCGGGGCTATGAGGGGAAGGGCTCGCCTGACCGGCTGGACGCCTTGGTCTGGGCGATCCACGAGTTGATGATCGAGCCCGCGGCGGGGTTCCGGCAGCCAATGATGCGGACATTGTGAGGCCGGCCGGGGGCCAGCCCCCGGAACCCCCGGGATACTTGAACCAGAATGAAAGGGCTGCCCAAGGGGGCGGCCCTTTTTGCATCCACAGACAAGGAGGCGAGGCATGGCGTTTCGTTTGTTTTCGCGGCCGCAGGATACGGCAGCGGTGATCGAGAGGAAGGCGAGCGCCACCGGGCGGGTTGCGGCCCTGGCGGCAGGGGCGGGGCGGGTGGTCTGGTCGGCACGTGACGCCGGCACGCTGACACGCGGCGGGTTCATCGGCAATCCGGTCGGCTTCCGTGCGGTCCGGCTGATCGCCGAGGCGGCGGCGGCCGTGCCGCTGATCTGTCAGGATCACGAGCGGCGTTATGACACCCATCCGGTGGTGGAACTGCTGCGCCGGCCCAATCCGGGGCAGGGACGGGCCGAGCTGTTCGAGGCGCTGTTCGGGCAGTTGCTGCTGAGCGGGAACGGCTATCTGGAAGCCGTCGGTGTGGTCGAGGCGGGCCTGCCGGCTGAGCTGCATGTATTGCGGTCTGACCGGATGAATGTGGTGCCGGGGCAAGATGGTTGGCCGGTGGCGTTTGAATATGCGGTGGGGGGCCGCAAGCATCGTTTCGACATGACCGGCAGCCCCGATCCGATTTGTCATATCAAGAGTTTCCATCCCAGCGATGACCATTACGGCCTGTCGCCCTTGCAGGCGGCGGCGGTGGCGGTGGATGTCCATAACAGCGCCTCGGCCTGGTCCAAGGCGCTGCTGGACAATGCGGCGCGGCCCTCGGGTGCGATTGTCTACAGGGGGCCAGACGGGCATGGGAACCTGTCGGCGGAGCAGTATGACCGCCTGCTGATCGAGATGGAGACCCATCACCAAGGCGCGCGCAATGCCGGGCGGCCGATGCTGCTGGAAGGCGGGCTTGACTGGAAGCCGATGGGGTTCTCGCCTTCGGACATGGAGTTCCACGAGACCAAGCAGGGTGCTGCGCGCGAGATTGCGCAGGCCTTTGGGGTGCCACCGATGCTGATCGGTATTCCGGGCGATGCGACCTATGCCAATTACGCCGAGGCGCATCGGGCGTTCTATCGGCTGACGGTATTGCCGCTGGTGACGCGGGTCGCGGCCTCGGTCGCGTGGTTCCTGTCGGAGCATCTGGGCGCCGAGGTCGATCTGAAACCCGACCTCGACCAGATCCCGGCGCTTGCCGAAGAGCGCGACCAGCATTGGACGCGGGTCGGCGCAGCGAGTTTCCTCACTGACGCCGAAAAACGCGCGGCGCTGGGTCTGCCGCCGTTGCCCGCGCCGGAGGAATGACATGGAGGGGTCGCGCTTTACCGAAAGCTTCGATCCGCATCACCACCGTTTTGAAGCACAGGAGCGGGTCATGGCCCTGCAATTCGGGGCCGTCGACAAGCGGCTGGAACGGATCGAAGCGTTGATCGAGGGGCTAGAGAAACGGCTGTGGATGACCGTTTACGGCGTCGTCGGGGTGATCCTGACACAGGCCGTGCAGTCGATCCTGGAATTCGCACCAAAAGGAGGCTGACCGATGGAGAGCGGTCTGGAGTTGAAATTCGCCGGCGGCAAGCCGGTGATGACCGAAGCGTCGGTCATTGAAGGCTATGCAAGCCGCTTTGGCCTGCCCGATCAGGGCGGGGACATCGTGGCGAGGGGCGCGTTTGCGGCCTCGCTGGGCCGGCTTGCCGCCAAGGGGGACAAGGTGCGGATGCTGTGGCAGCACGATCCCACCAAGCCCATCGGCGTCTGGGACGAGATCCGTGAGGACGAGACCGGGCTGTGGGTGAAGGGCCGATTGCTGCCCGACGTGACGCTGGCGCGCGAGGCTGCGACGCTGATCGAGGCCGGAGCGATTGACGGTCTGTCGATCGGCTACCGTACGATCCGCGCCGAAAAGGATCAGAAGGGCCGCCGGGTGCTGAGCGAGGTCGAGCTGTGGGAGGTGTCGCTGGTCACCTTTCCGATGCTGCCCGAAGCCAAGCTGGGGCAGAAGAATGCCGACGACACAAGAGATTTCGCCGCGGCCTTGATCGCCGCGACGAAGGCGCTGCGGGACTGATCCCCGCGGCGCCTAAGGGTTCGGGCGGGCCGATATGCCTGCCCGTACAACAGGGGGACGACCCCGATCACCGATGAGGAGACGCTGATGAGCGAGGTCAAGGCCGGGGCAGCCAATGCCCCAGGCGAGCTGAAGGGTGCGCTGCTTGGGTTCGTCGAAGAACTCAAGAGCTACCGCCAGGATATCCAGAAGAAACTCGATGCACAGGATGAACGCATGAGCATGTTCGAACGCAAGAACGCCTTCCGCACCCGCAGCCCGCTGTCGACGGAGGCCGCCCCCGAGGTGCCCCATCAGAAGGCGTTCAACGCCTATCTGCGTAATGGCGACGATTCCGGCCTGCGCGGGCTGGCAATCGAGGAAAAGGGCATGACCTCGGCCAGTGATGGCGGTTTCCTCGCCGCGCCGCAGGTGGCACAGACGGTGCAGAATTCGCTGTCGAACGCAGTTTCGCTGCGGGCGCTGGCAAATGTGGTCCAGGTCGAGGCGGGTGCCTATGACGTGCTGGTCGACCGCGACGAGATGACCACCGGCTGGGCCAACGAAACCGATGCGACGGTATCGACCACCTCGGGCGTTGAGCGAATTTCGATCGCGCTGCACGAGCTGTCCGCCATGCCGAAGGCCAGCCAGCGTCTGCTGGACGATGCCGCCTTCGATGTCGAAACCTGGCTGGCCGAGCGCGTTGCGGACAAGTTCACCCGCGCCGAGGCCCACGCTTTCCTGCGGGGCGACGGCGTCGACAAGCCCTCGGGCGTGTTGAACAGCGAGTTCGATGTGACCGGCAAGGGGTCGATCTCGACCATTGGCGAGTTGAAGACCGGGGTCGCGGGCGCGTTCGGGGCGAGCAACGCGGCCGACAAGCTGATTGATCTGGTCTACGCGCTGCCGGCCGCGCATCGCGCGAACGCGGCGTTCGTCATGTCGTCGAAGACCGCGGCGACCGTGCGCAAGCTGAAGGATGCGGATGGCCGCTTTATCTGGGCTGACAGCCTGGCTGCCGGCGAGCCTGCGCGTCTGCTGGGCTATCCGGTGATGCTGGCCGAGGAGATGCCGGAAATTGCCACCGATGCGCGGGCGATCCTGTTTGGCGATTTCAAGGCCGCCTACACGATTGTCGAGCGTCCCGAGCTGCGCGTACTGCGCGATCCGTTCTCGGCCAAGCCGCATGTGCTGTTCTATGCGACCAAGCGCGTCGGCGGTGGGCTGGTAGATGGCCGCGCGCTGAAGGCCCTAAAGTTCGGCGCCTGATTTCAGGCGTTCGAGGGCCGCGCCGGCCGTGTCATGCCGGCTCAGCAACTGTCCGCGCATGCCCATGGCGCGTGCCGGCGCGGCTTTCCCTGTGAACATCCGGCCAGATTGGCCCGGCTCGGACGGGAGGTTCGGGATGATACTTGTCGAGGAGACGACACCGGCGGAAGCGGCGCTGCCGGTGGCTGAATTGCGGGCGCATCTGCGGCTCGGCTCTGGGTTTGAACTGCCTGCCAGCGTCGAGGAAGACCGCGCCTTGTCGGGCTTTCTGCGTGCCGCCATGGCCACGATCGAGGGGCGCACCGGAAAGGTGCTGCTGCGCCGCAGCTATCGCATGGTGCTGGAGGATTGGCGCGACGATCAGGGCCAGGCCCTGCCCATGGCGCCGGTCAGCGCCGTCACCGCAGTCGAGATCGAGGCCGCCGATGGCACCATTCGCGCGGTTCCGGCAGGGCGTTGGGTGCTGATGGCAGACAGCATGCGGCCGCTGATCCGTCCGCGCGGCGGCGCATTGCCGGCGGTGCCGGAAGGGGGCAGTGCGGTGGTACGGTTCGACGCAGGTTTCGCCAAAAGCTGGCCGGGCGTTCCGGCGGATCTGGCACAGGCGGTGCTGATGCTGGCGGCCCGCTACTATGAGGACCGCAGCGATGACGGCGCCCGCCACGCCCTGCCGATGGGGGTCAGTGCGCTGATCGAGCGCTGGCGTGCGGTCCGGGTCCTGGCCGGTCGGGGGGCGCGCTGATGGCGGCGCCCAGACTGACCGTACCGCTGGTGCTGGAGACGCGCGAGCGTCAGGCCGACGGCATGGGTGGCCATCGCACGAACTGGCGGGCGCTGGGGGTGGTCCATGCGCATATGGACAGCGGCAGCGGCCGCCAGCGCGGCGCCGAGACCGGCCCGGAAAGCGTCGTCGGCTGGACCATCACGGTGCGGGGCTTCCCCCCCGGCGATCCGCGCCGCCCGGTGGCAGGGCAACGGCTGCGGATGGGGGCGCGGGTCTTCCGCATCGACGCAGTCGCCGAAGCGGACCCGCTGGGCCGCCATCTGCGCATCTTCGCACAGGAGGAATCCGCATGAGCTATCAGGCATCGGCCGCGCTGCAGGGCGCGGTCTATCTGGCGCTGCGCACCGATCCGGCGCTGTCCGCGCTGATCGGCGATGCGGTTTATGACGCAATGCCGATTGCGGCCCCCAGCGGGGTATATGTCTCGCTCGGCCCCGAGGAGGTGGTCGATCTGTCCGACAGCGGCGGGGCGGCGGCACGGCACGACTTCGTTGTTTCGGTTCTGGCCGGGACGGATGAAGCCGCCGGCTTTCGTGCCGTCAAAGAGGCGGCGGTTGCCGTCAGCGCGGCGCTGGAAGGCGCCGACCTAGTTACCGACGCAGGCCGGATTGCCGGGCTGTGGTTTCTGCGTGCCCGCGCCAAGCGGGTGGTGAACGGCGCCGAGCGGCGGGTCGATCTGACCTTTCGGGCGCTGATGGATCTGGCTTGAGGAGACGACAGGATGGCGGTTCAAAACGGACGTGATCTGCTGATCAAGATGGACATGACCGGGGCGGGCGAATTCGAGACGGTGGCCGGGCTTCGCGCCACGCGCATCGGGTTCAACGCCGAAACGGTCGATGTGACCAGCCTGGAAAGCGAAGGCCGCTGGCGCGAGCTGCTGGGCGGCGCTGGTGTGCGTTCGGCATCGATTTCCGGTTCCGGGGTGTTTCGTGACGCTGCGACCGATGGCCGTGCACGGCAGGTCTTCTTCGACGGCGAGGTGCCGCGATGCCAGATCATCATCCCCGATTTCGGCATCGTCGAGGGCCCGTTCCAGATCACCTCGCTGGAATATTCGGGCAGCCATAACGGCGAGGCGACCTATGAGATCGCGATGGCCAGTGCCGGCGCGCTGAACTTCGTGGCGCTGTGATGGTGAACCCGTTGCGCGGTGAGGTCGAGATCACGCTGGACGGCATCCCCCACGCCGCGCGCCTGACCCTGGGCGCGCTGGCAGAACTGGAGGCGGCCTTGCAGACCGGCTCGATGGTCGAAATGGCGGCGAGGTTTGAGGAGGGGCGCTTCTCGGCCTCGGACGTGGTGGCGGTCGTCGTGGCGGGATTGCGCGGCGGCGGCTGGCGCGGGGGCAGAGATGATCTGCTGTCGGCCGATATCGAAGGCGGGCCGGTGGCGGCGGCGCAGGCGGCCGCACAGCTTCTGGCCCGTGCCTTCGGTGTCGTGGCGGCATGAACGGCCTGGATTGGCCGGGCCTGATGCGGGCGGGGATGACCGGGCTGCGCCTGACGCCCGATCAGTTCTGGTCGCTGACCCCGGCCGAGTTGGCGCTGATGCTGGGCGTAGATCCCGCAGCCGCCCCAATGACGCGATCCCGGCTGGCCGCGATGTCGCGTGCCTGGCCGGATCGCCCCCCGGTAAAGGAGATGGAAGATGGCGGACAAGAACGGACTTGATCGCGACGGCGACGAGTTGGAACGGCAATTCGACAAATCGGCGCAGATGACGGCTTCCTTTTCGGCCGAACTGGGCCGGATGCAGCAATCCATGCTGCTGACCAGCCGCGAGGCCGACACCTTTGCCAATGGTGTCGGCAACGGCCTGAAAAGAGCCTTCGACGGGCTGATCTTCGACGGGATGAAGCTGAATGAGGCGTTGAAGGGGATCGCCCGCGGCATGACCGACACGGCCTATTCGATTGCGATGAAGCCGATCAAGGATGCGGTGTCGAACGTCATCGCGCAAAGCATCGGCGGGGGCGAACCGATCCCGTTCGCCAAGGGCGGTGCGCTTTCGCAAGGTCGTGTGACCGCCTTTGCCAAGGGCGGCGTTGTCAGCCAGCCCACGCATTTTCCCATGCGCGGCGGCACCGGCCTGATGGGCGAGGCGGGCCCCGAGGCGATCATGCCGCTGACCCGAGGCGCTGATGGACGCCTGGGCGTCGCAGCATCGGGATCGGGCGGGCGCCCGGTCAGCGTCAATATCACCGTCAATACGCCGGATGTTGCGGGTTTCGCCCGCAGCCAGAGCCAGATCGCCGCCCAGATGGGCCGTATCCTGGCCCGCGGCCAACGCAACCTGTGAGGCGGCATGTTCCACGAGATCCGATTTCCCGCAAACCTTTCGTTTGGCTCGGTCGGCGGCCCCGAACGCCGGACTGAGATCGTCACCTTGACCAATGGTCATGAAGAGCGCAACGCGCCCTGGGCGCATTCGCGGCGTCACTATGATGCCGGACTCGGCCTGACGGGGCTTGATGATATCGAGGCCCTGGTCGCGTTTTTTGAAGCGCGTGGCGGACAGCTTCATGGCTTTCGCTGGAAGGACTGGGCTGACCACAAGAGTTGCGTCCCAAGTCGCGCGCCGGAATATCGCGACCAGTTGCTGGCTCAAGCCGATGGTGAGGCGACGAGTTTTCAGCTGGTCAAGGCCTATGCATCGGGTGCGGCACGCTATTTGCGGCCAATCCGCAAGCCGGTGCGAGGATCGGTGCTTGTGGGCTTGGGTGGCGAAGAACAGCGCGAGGGCCAGGAGTTCGCGGTCGATTACACCACCGGGATCATCACCTTCGCCTCTGCCCCCGGACACGGAGCCGAGATTACGGCGGGTTTTGAGTTCGACGTGCCAGTGCGCTTTGCCACAGACCGGATCGCGGTTTCGGTGGCATCGTTCAACGCCGGCGAAATGCCGCAAATTCCAGTGATCGAGGTGCGGGAATGACAACTACGCAGATTGCACGCGCCTGGGCGATCACCCGGCGGGATGGGTTGGAACTGGGCTTTACCGACCATGACGGAGAGCTGAGTTTTGCCGGTATCCGGTTTCATCCTGATGCCGGGCTGACCGCGCAGGCGGTCGTACAAGGAGCTGGCCTGTCCGTCGATAATACCGAGGCGATCGGCGCCTTGTCGAATGGGGCCATCGAAGAACGCGACATCATTGCCGGCCGTTGGGACGGCGCGGAGCTGCGCCAATGGGAAGTCGACTGGACTAACCCTGCCGAGCACCGTCTGGTCTTTCGCGGCCATCTTGGCGAGGTGACCCGCGCGGGTGGCGCGTTCAAGGCCGAACTTCGCGGTCTTTCCGAGCCGCTGAATCAGCCAGTCGGTCGCGTCTTCCATCCGCGTTGCAGTGCTGTCCTTGGCGATGCGGCCTGCGGCGTTGATATGTCGCAACCTGGGCTGTCGGGCGAGGGTAAGATCGTTTCGATCACCGGTGGCAGCTTCCAGCTGGCAGGGTTCGCCGGGTTTGATGACCGCTGGTTCGAACGCGGGCGGCTGGTGGTCATTTCTGGCGAAGCCAAGGATGTCGGCGGGCACATCAAGAATGATCGCGCGACGCCCAATGGCGGGCGCGAGGTCGATCTGTGGACCCAGACCGGGATCATGCCGGCGGTGGGTGACCGCGTGCGGCTTTATGCGGGTTGTGACAAGTCGGCGGGATGTTGTCGGGCGAAGTTCGGGAATTTCCTGAATTTTCGCGGATTTCCGCATCTTCCGCAGGAGGATTGGCTGATGGCGCCCGGGAAGGACAACCCACGCTCTGGCGATTTCAAACCGTCGGGCGGGCAAGGCAACAATGACTGATCGCGGACCCGAGGTTCTGGGCATCGCGCGCCGTTGGATCGGGACGCCCTATTTCCACCAAGGCGCCTCAGCCAAGGTCGGCACGGATTGCCTGGGCCTGATCCGGGGGATCTGGCGCGAGCTGTACGGTGCCGAGCCCGAGGAAGCCCCAGCTTATACGCCCGATTGGGGCGAATATGGCCGCGACGAGCTTCTGCTGGCTGGCGCGCAGCGGCACTTGATTCCCGACGATGGCGTCGAGCGTATCGGGCAGGTGCTGCTGTTTCGCATGCGCTCGGGTGCGGTCGCGAAACACTTGGGGGTCGTTTCGGCGATCGGTGACGCGGCCGCCTTCATCCATGCCTATGACCATCACGGCGTCATCGAGAGCCCGCTTTCGATGCCCTGGCGACAGCGGATTGCCGCGCGTTTCCGCTTCCCCTGATTGAGAGGAGTATTTCATGGCCACCATCGTCTTGTCAGCCGTTGGCGCATCGATCGGCGCCGGTTTCGGCGGAACCGTCATGGGCCTTGGCGGCGCCGTCATCGGCCGTGCAATCGGTGCCACTGTTGGCCGGGTGATCGATCAGCGCCTGTTGGGCGCGGGCGCGCAGGCGGTGGAAACCGGCCGCATTGACAGGTTGCGACTGCAGACCACGGGCGAGGGGGTTTCGATCCCGCGCCTTTGGGGGCAAATGCGCATGCCCGGTCATGTGATCTGGGCAGCGCCATTGACCGAGGTCACCTCGCGCCGTGGCGGTGGCGGGAAAGGCACCGGCCCGAAGGTCACCAATATTTCCTATCGCCTGAGTTTTGCGATGGCGCTTTGCGAAGGGCCGATCCTGGGTGTGGGTCGGGTCTGGGCCGATGGCGAGGAAGTGTCGCCTGCGGATCTGAACATGCGTGTCTATACCGGCGCAGGCGATCAGTTGCCCGACCCTTGCATCGCCGCGCATGAAGGCGATGACGCACCGGCCTATCGGGGCACGGCCTATGTGGTGATGGAGGAATTGAACCTGGAGCCCTGGGGCAACCGGATGCCGCAGCTGAGCTTTGAGGTTACCCGCGCGGCGCGTTCGGGCGAGGCTCTGTGCGATCAGGTGCGCGCGGTGGCGATGATTCCGGGCACCGGCGAATACTCGTTGGCCACGACGGCGGTCAGCTATGATCTTGGCTTTGGCGAGGCCGTACCGGCCAATAGCGCGACTGTGATGGCGCCGACCGACTTTTCCGCCTCCATGGACATTCTGGGGCGCGAGTTGCCGCGCGTCGGTTCGGTCTCGCTGGTGGTTTCGTGGTTTGGCGACGATCTGCGGGTGGGGCGCTGCACGCTGCGCCCGAAGGTCGAGGATGCAAGTCGCGACGGCGCGCAGATGGCGTGGCGCGCGGGTGGGATAGACCGTTCGGCCGCGCAGCAGGTTGCCCGCAAGGATGACCGTCCGATCTATGGCGGTACACCGGCAGACGATTCGGTTATCGAGGCATTGCGCGGCATCGCCCAATCGGGCCGCAAGGCCGTGTTCTATCCCTTTATTCTGATGGAGCAGCTTGGCGACAACGGTCGCAGCGATCCCTGGTCCGGGGCCGCACATCAGCCCGTCATGCCCTGGCGTGGCCGGATTACCGCCGAAATCGCGCCCGGTCGTGACGGCAGCCCGGACGGCTCGGCGGCGAATGTTCAGGACGTAAAGAAGTTCTTTGGCAATGCCACCCGCAGCGATTTCGCCGTTGAAGACGGCAAGGTCGTCTATCGTGGTCCCGACGAATGGGGGTATCGCCGCTTTATCCTGCACTACGCACATCTCTGCGGTGTCGCGGGTGGGATCGACACGTTTCTGATCGGATCCGAGATGGTCGGGCTGACGCAGCTGCGCGGTCCGCAGAACAGCTTTCCGGCGGTTGAGGAACTGCGGCGTCTGGCGGCCGATGTGCGGGCGATCCTCGGCCCAGAAGTGAAGCTCAGCTATGCCGCGGACTGGTCAGAGTATTTTGGCTATCATCCCGGCGGAGGCGAGGCTTTCTTCCATCTCGACCCGCTTTGGGCCGATCCCAATATCGACTTCATCGGCATCGACAACTACATGCCCCTGTCGGATTGGCGCGACGGAGAGACCCATCTGGACGCGGAGTGGCGCCGGATCGATGCCCATGGCTATCTGGAATCGCAGGTTGCGGGTGGGGAGGGGTATGATTGGTATTATGCAGATCCAGCCCATCGTGAAGCGCAGATCCGAACGCCGATCACTGACGGCGCTTATGACGAGCCATGGATCTGGCGCTATAAGGATCTGGCCAACTGGTGGGGTAAGCCGCATCATGATCGTCCGGGTGGGGTGCGTGCGGAAGATCCATCGCCCTGGGTTCCGCGATCAAAGCCGATCTGGTTCACCGAAATGGGCTGCGCGGCCTTGGACAAAGGGACCAATCAGCCCAACAAGTTCCTTGATGCGCTAAGCTCGGAATCGCAGTTGCCGCATTACTCGTCCGGGCGACGGGACGATGCCATGCAGGCTGCCTATATCCGTGCAATGACGCGTTATTGGGGCGACGCGGAGAATAACCCGATCGGTCGCTATGGCGGGCGTATGATTGACATGTCGCGCGCCCATGTCTGGTGCTGGGACGCTCGGCCTTTCCCGGCCTTTCCGGGGCGCACGGATCTGTGGTCGGACGGCCCGGCCTGGGATCGTGGGCATTGGCTGAACGGGCGGGCAGGGGCGGCACCGCTTGCATCGGTCGTGGCAGATATCTGCGCGGCCGCGGGCGTGACCTCGTTCGATGTGTCGGGGCTGTCGGGCGTGGTGCGCGGCTATGTCGCCAGTGCCGGCGAGACGCCGCGCCAGACGCTGCAGCCGCTGATGCTTGCATACGGCTTCGATGCTGTGGAACGCGACGGCAAACTGCGCTTCACCATGCGGGACGGTCGCATCAGCGCCACCATAGACGAGCCGGAATTGGCAGAGCAGGAGACAGGCGCGCATGAGACCGTGCGCCTGGCCGAGGCTGAGATGACCGGGCGTCTGCGCCTGACCCATGTCGCAATCGGTGATGCCTATACAACCTCGACGGTCGAGGCGGCTTTGCCGAATGATCCCTCGGCGGCTGTATCGGACAGCGAGATGCCATTGCTGATGACCGTTCCCGAGGCGCGTGCGACAGCCGAGCGTTGGTTGGCCGAATCGCGGCTGGCACGCGATACGATCCGCTTCCGCTTGCCGCCCTCTCTGGGCAGGCTTGGGCCGGGAGACGTCGTGGCACTGACTCGACGCGGCGACAGTGCGCCCAAGCGTTGGCGCATCGAACGGGTCGAGCGGGCAGGGGCCGTGACCGTTGACGCCGTGATGACCGAACCCGGCATTTATCGTCCCGCCGATTTCCTGGAGGGAGGGATCAGTGTGCCACGTTATCGGCCACCGATGCCGGTCTGGTCGCTGATCATGGACTTGCCGCTGATACGTGGCAACGAGATCCCACACGCCCCGCATCTTGCGGCTGCGGCCAATCCCTGGCCGGGCTCGGTCGCAGTTTACGGTTCGGGCAGCGAGGACAGCGGCTTCACGCTGAATACGACGGTGCCGCGTGGCGCGATGATCGGGGTGACGGAAACCGTGCTTGCGCCGGCGCGGGCGGGGTTGATCGACCGGGGCCCGGGACTGCGGGTCAAGTTCGGTACGGGGGCCCTGGCGAGCGCCTCGATGCATCGGTTGTTGCAAGGGGCGAACCTGGTGGCCATTGGCGACGGTTCGGCGACAAACTGGGAGATTTTTCAGTTCGCCCGGGCCGAGCAGTTGTCTTCCCGCATTTGGGTGCTGCATGACCGCTTGCGAGGTCAGTTCGGCACCGACGCGGTCATCCCAGAGGAGTGGCCGGCAGGATCCAAGGTGGTGGTGCTGGACGACGCGCTGAAGCAACTGGCCTTGGACCCTGTGATGCTGGGTCAGCAGCGTTATTGGCGCATCGGACCGGCGTTGCGGGCCGTGGATGATCCCAGCTATCGGTTGCGGACTTCCTTGACCAAAGGCGCCGGCCTGCGGCCGTTGTCGCCCTGTCATCTCAGGCTGTCCGGTAGCAGGTTGAGCTGGATACGGCGCACACGTTTGTCGGGCGACCGCTGGGATCTGCGCGAGGTTCCGTTGGCCGAGACGCGTGAGGGTTATCTGGTGCGCGCCACGGCGGCCGATGTCACGCGTGAATTTGAAACGGTGCGACCCGAACTGACCCTGCCGCAGGACCTTCTGGTCCATGCCGGACAGGGCGGGCTGACCATCTCTGTCGCCCAAATCTCGGACGAATATGGTCCGGGTCCTTCAATTACCAGGAGCTTCTGATGACCGATCAAACCACCTCTCGCCTGGCGTTGCCTCTGGTTCAGGCGGCGCAGGCCCAAAAACACGTGACAGTCAACGAATCGCTCGCAAGGCTGGATGGGCTGGTGAATCTGGTGTTGGGTAGCCTCTATCGCAGCACGCCTCCGGCGACGGTTGTCGATGGGGCCTGCTTCGCGGTTCCGCCCGGTGCCACAGATGCCTGGGCTGGAAAGGATGGGCATATCGCCATTGCCAGCAATGGCGGTTGGGTCTTTGCCGAAGCGCAGATCGGGATGAAAGCCTTTGTTACCGACATTGGCGTCAGTGCCGTGTTTGACGGTGATATCTGGGTCGAGGGCGCTTTGACTTTGGGCAGCTTTGGCTCTGCACTGGTCGCGCGTACGGCTGAAGTCGAGGTGACGCTGACAGCCGGCGACAGTTTCACGACCGATCTTTATATCCCGAATTCGGCAATGGTGATCGGTGCCACGGCGCGCGTTACCGAGACCATCGACGGCACGCTGACCAGTTGGCGGATGGGAACGGACGGTGCCTTCGATCGCTTTGGTTCGGGGTTGGGAATCCAGCAGGGCTCCTGGGCGCGGGGCATGTTGTCGCAGCCCTTCACCTATTGGAGCCCGACGCCCATCATCCTTTCGGCCACGGGCGGGCAGTTTGCTTCGGGCAGACTGCGGATCGCCGCGCATTGGATGGAGCTGACCATGCCGCGCTGATGGGTTTCCTGCGCCACGCCTTTGCGCTAGTTTCTGCGGAAAGGAGGTGGCCATGAACAGCCCCGCGACACCAATTGTCACCGCTGCGGCGCCCCTGGGCGGCGCAGCGCTTTGGCAGCAGATCTGTGCCGAGGCACGCGACGCGATCAAGACCGAACCCCTGCTGGGGGCCTTGATTCATGCTGGCCTGCTGCATCACGAGAACCTGCAATCCGCCCTTGCCTATCGCTTTGCGATGAAACTGTCGTCGGGCGAGATGTCGGGGCAGCTGCTGCGCGAGATCGCGGATGCAGCCTATGCCGCGCGACCGGAGCTGATCGCCGCCGCCGAGGCCGATTTGCGGGCGGTTTATGAGCGTGATCCGGCGACGCATCGCCTGTTGCAGCCGTTGCTTTTTTTCAAGGGCTTTCAGGCGCTTCAGGCCTATCGGATCGGTCATTGGCTGTGGACCGAGGGGCGGCGTGACATGGCGTATTTCGTGCAGATGCGCTGTTCCGAAGCGTTTGGCGTCGACATTCACCCCGCCGCGCGTGTCGGTCGGGGAATCATGATGGATCACGCCCATTCCATCGTCATCGGCGAGACGGCGGTGGTCGGCGATAACGTGTCGATGCTGCATTCGGTCACGCTCGGCGGAACGGGCAAGGCAGATGGCGATCGGCACCCGAAAATAGGCAACGGCGTGTTGATCGGTGCTGGCGCCAAGGTGTTGGGCAATATCACCGTCGGGCGTTGCAGTCGCATCGCAGCGGGGTCCGTGGTGCTCAGCGATGTTCCGCCCTGCAAGACGGTCGCCGGGGTTCCCGCCCATATCGTCGGCGATGCCGGTTGCACCGATCCCGCCTTTGCGATGGATCACCTGATCGAAGTCACCGAAATGGAGGAGGGCGGCGCCTAA